TGAGACAGGTATATCTCACCACAACTGACGATATCAGCCTCAGAATATTCTTTCACAACGTCCAGAGGCATTGCCTCAAAGCCAGTACCGCTTTTAAATAATTCATCCACCAGATCAGACTTTTTTCTGGTAACATCTCTGCGTTCAGCAACTGCTTTCAAATTTATTTCCTGACGCTGCGCCTTGTTCAGCAAATATTCTGCAATCATTGTGCAGTATACTTTTTTAGGGACAGGCATACCCATAGCTTTAAGCCAAAGCGTATCAAACTTAGCATTGTGCATAATACATAAGTCAGCCTCTTCAATTGCTTTTTTTAAAGGCTCTGGACTATCAGGAATATCCTGTTCATTGTGATAGAAAATAAGATTTTCTTTATTGTCTACTGTGTCCCAACCAAGCCAACCAAAGTCAGCAGACACACATCTATTGTCAGGGTTATGTGGACTGTTATCTTTCTTTCCATCCACTTTCTGTACGGTAGTTTCAAGGTCTAGCACTAATATTTTCATCTTTTCATCCCCATGATTTCGTATTGAACTTTTATGAGTTCTTGGATCAGGCGAATTTGCTTTTCTAAGAGAGGTTCTTTTTTCTCACGATCCTCTTGCTGCTTTTTTTCAAGCATTTCGTAGAACTCTTCGAGATCAGTCTCGTTAAGCATCACGCTCTCCCATAGAATTTTGTGGGATTGGGATCGGGCTGATTATCAAACAAGTACCAAGCTGCGTTGTCCTTGCCGCTTGTATTGTCGAACCATTTGACCCTGCCAACAGAGACAATCTTTCTCAGCTTCGGAAGGAATTGCGTGGACTGTCTGGTGTGCGCCCAATCCGCATCAAACAGCAGCCAAGTAGGTCGAAGTGCAGACAGATGATCTATCAGTGGGTGCAGGATCTTTCTGTCCCAAGGTGGATTGGTAATAATAACATCTGCATTCTTTAGATGCTTTTCAGTGATAGCGAAGGCATCCAAGGTTCTTATGTCATAGCTTTGTGGTTCAATGTCATAAGCACTGACACATTGTAGACCAATCTGCGTTAAGGATCGGATCAATGCTCCATCCCCTGCGCAGGGTTCACAAAAGTTTTGAACGTCTTGAATGAATGGAAATAGCGGTTTCACGGCATCTATCGGAGTGCGATAGTAATCCCGTGGCTTCCGCTCAAAGTTAGAGCGTTTACCCATTATACAGTGTACCTCGAAATTTCAGGTTGAATTGTGCAAGTGATCAGCCCGTGGAAAGCTGATAGTTTGTTCTTGGAAAGGCTGAGAAAGCGTCTGTGGTCTGCACCATTTTCATCATAGGTAGCAGCCATCCCTATCCCGATAATCAGATCCAGTTCAGCTTGCTTGGATGTCTTACTGTCAGCCATCATCGATGCTTCTAGCCGTGTCTTACCATCTGCTTCGATACTGGCCTGTGTGACTGCGAGAATGGAGCAGGTATGTCGCTTTGCCATTTCTCTGACAGATTGGTAGAGCGCACCTAGCTTCCTATGCTGACCTTCAAACTGACCAGAGATTTCAAGCTTATCAATCTGATCCAGTACAACTACATCACAGGGATGTTTAGTCAGGAATGCATCAAGCATATCGACATCCCAACCGTTAATAGTTCTGAATTTCAGGCGTTCATTAATATCTTGGTATTTTGCAGCCGCCGCTTGGGGATGCATAATGATTTCTTCTTCAGACATACCTGCATAAGACATGACCGCACGAAGACGGGTAATTTTCACATCTTCTTCATTGCAGAGGTAGTGTACTTTCGCACCTTGATCCGCAAAACCCTTTGGTGCAGCGCAGACAGATATAGAGAAGCACGTTTTACCTGCCTCTGTTCGTGCGAAAACCGCTGCAAAGTTTCCTGGCCCAAGCCCTACCAACTCACGCTGCAGGGTTTCGATGTTGAACTTCCATTTGTTATCATCACTGGTGAAAGCCAGTAGTTCTTCGATACTTTCCTCACAGGCTTCACCGAAATCATCAGGCATATAGCTTTCAGACACCTTCTCAAGCAGGGCTTTAAGCTTTGTCATGGCGGCGGTATCGCCTTCAGACATATTAATACCTAAGTTGGCAATATCCCTTCCAACGTCTTGCCGCCAAAGATTTTCAATAACCGTATTAGCAACTTCAGGGGTAAGATCAGGAGCGGTAGAGATATTATCTATAATGTCCCGAAACTCATGTACCTGTGATGTGGTAGCTACGGGGTTATCAATAAGCCACAGGGCATAGATATCCTCTGCAGTGAGATCGGTATCGTATTCTTTATGACCTTCCTTTATCAGATCAACAATCTTGCCATGATCATCATTGAAAATAGTACGCCTGATTCGTTGTTGGGTGGCGTTATAATTTTCTTTAATAAGCAAGGACTTTAGGAGTTGAGTCTCCATTTATGCTCTCCTCATATGTGTTTAGCAACGCCCCTTTATAACACACTTAGAGAATAAAAAAAGCCCCCGACAAGCGAGGGCTGATTTTTCTGTGAGTAGAAGGTTTAGGTAGATCGAAACTTCATCTTTGATATGTCAGGTGGGTTTCCCCTGCGCTCTTTCATATCGATCTGATGATGTACAACATTCTTGTTGTTATTCACAATGTTTTCAATGGCTGCTTCCAGTGCTTCTTGCTCTTTTGCTGCATCTTTAAAACCATCTATTTCATAGTCGATTAATACTACGGCTCTAACTTTCATAGCTAGGATTCCTTTTTCAGGTAAAATTTAATTTGTCCTTTATTTGCAGGACAGGGATACTTCAAGAATAAATTGTTATGGGTGGGCCAATGGGTGGATCTTCCCATTGTGAAGTGGCTCTAAAACATCCACCAGGAATAATTTTAAATGTAGAAGTACGATGCTGAAAAAGTTTTGCGTTTGCTTTACCAAGATGTGATTTGGGTAAACCACCTAGTTTTCCAAAAAGTCTTGCCCAAATAGTTATGGCTGAATAGTCTAGTTCAACTACCCATCGTGGAAGAAAAACACCTTTCCAGTAAGCTGTATCAGGGGTAACTAGATGTAGTTCCTTAGACTTAGCCAGAAAACGAGTAGTAATAGCGCTCCGCTGTCTGTGCTTTGCGCTTTTAAGATATCCAAAGGTAAATTTATTATTTAATTTACGCATTGTTTATTACTTCCCTTAAATCATCTACTGTTAAGTGCTTTAGGTCACACTTTGTTAATCTAACAACAAAGTCTAGATTTACCCTGCGTAACATAAGTATTGATTTATTAGCAGCGTCTTTGTCAAGCACTAATGTGCGCCTTTTGTAATTAATTAATGTATTTCTTATGTCTTTTGTTATGTTCGTACCTAATAATGCAACACCTGTTATTCCATTAAGCCTACTTACAGAGCAAGCAGAAGCAGCATCTTCTACTATAACAGCGTGTTCACCATTTCCTACATGAATACCACCACTTACATCACCATAAGACCACCACTTACTTTTAGCCTTGTGCAGCGCTCTTCCTACAGCCCCCGTACCAGTAGAGTTAAAAAATAGTACACGATCTTCTGCAGGGGCATATCTTATCTTTATTAATCCATTTTCATAAGCCGCCAGTGAATTAACAGACTTTAGATATTCCATAGCCTGGATATGATTCGTTGGAGCGGTAGTGATAGAGGGTACTGGTATAACCCTGCGCACAGGACGTTGTTGAGGCTTATCAGAAAGTCTTGATCTTATAGTATCAATACTGCGTTTGCCTGAGTATATGCCCTTGGCTGAACAGGAAGCCCTGTAACAGTTCCAGACAGTTTTACCATCAAACTTGTCTACAGTAAATTTCTTTGCTCCACCACAGAAAGGACAGTCCATTGTTTGATGATCACCATCCTTCAGCCCAAGGGACTTAATGACCTCAAGCTGATCAAAACGACTATAACTCATTTGACTTTGCTACCGCATGAAACACACACGGATTCATGCATCATAGATGGATATTCATCTGACCATTTCTTGTCATTATCAAATTTATATTCAACTTTTTGTTTGGGATAGAACTCAAAATATAAAGCATAGTAGTTGTTATTTTTGAGTACTAGCTGACCACAATGATCACAGGAAAATGTGGACATAGATTTAAACTGCTTCTTGCCTTGAAGTTTCATTTAACTATTTCCTCAATAGGTATATTGTTATGCCTATACCTGCCCCCCAAGGGACAGGCGTAAGCCTACTGCTGATTCGCCACTTTGTCAATGATTAGTTATGCCCCTTAGTTATGAGGCTAATAACTTTTAATGGCGGTAACCTATTGAAAACATTGAATACTCCCAGACCCTGAAGGTCGTAGGTTCAAATCCTACTCCCGCAACCAAGTGCCTAATAATAAACAATTTTTTTCTCCAGGTTCATTTAATTCTACAAAAGTTTTCGCACTAGGTCAATTTCACCCATTATTTGTACCAAGTGCCATCCAAGATATGGGAAATAACTCATGCATCTTAACACTGATTTGTGCTGCCACCTTTTGTGTCTCAACTTGTGTGTCATTGGCACAACGCAGTAGGCACATGTCTGAGAATGCGTCTAGGCTACCTGACCAGTACCATTCGGTCATCATGGACTGTGGTAATACCATCCTAGCCTGTTCGGGGCATACACCAGCACTTAGGAGAGCTTTATACATACTAAGAGTGTCCTGAGTAGCTAAGTAAACACCGTCATTACCGTTAGTCATGATCGAGTCATTACAATGGAAGGCATCAATCTCATCTAGGTCTATATACCCAGAGCTTCCTTGCTTTTTATTGGCAGCTTTACCTCGCCACTTGTCAGGCTCGTAGAACTCAGGCTCATCATCCACATATCTACGGCTAATCTCATTCCATCTAAGGAACTTATGCTTAACTAGCTGCCTAGCTACAAACACAGGTGCTTTGATGTGGAAGGATGCGAAGCAGTGACCAAAGGGGCTGATGTGACCATGCTTCGCTAGATATTTGATCAGCCTTTCGTCCTTTTCTTCTAGCTCGTAGTAAAAGTCCTCATGGCATCCTACCTCTGAGCAATTAGGCCAGTTTTCGCACCCAAAAGCTTCGTTCACATACCACTCACTTTTCTTACCGAAGCTAACTCTAGCTGCATTCACCACTGACAGATCACTACCCATGTGGTCTATGTAGGTTACTTCAATCATGCTGCGTACCCCAACTCTTTTTTTACTACGGATATTGCGTGTCTTGGGTGAATATTAAACCACTCCCCTTTCATCCTCTTTTCGGAAAGGGCTTGGTGGATATTTTTTTCCATCGTAGCAATGTGCCATTTATTAACAGGGAACTCTGCATAGATGTGTAAATGGAAAGGGTTTCCTGTTTGCAATGCTTGCAATCTTCCCAGATAGGTCGGCTTTTTTGAAATACCTATTTTTACTGCTTTCATTTTTTCAAAGCAGCCTACTATATATAGCCAAGAACAATTAGATTTACTCATGGGTTTCCTTCCTAAAAAGTTTTAACCAACAGACTGCGCACCAGAATGCGCTTCGGTGATAAACAATTGCAGTTTGATCGCAGCAACTACATTTTTTCATCTAGCTGCATACCTTTTGCGTTGTCCTGCCCGTGCAAGCTTTTTAGTGGGGCGAACATATATAGAGAGGATGTCTCTACTTTGATGGCCTGTGACAGCCCGTAGTTCATCCTCTGTACAGCCGCTCTCAGCCATTTCTGTTGCACCAGTGCGGCGTAGATCACGAAGCTGTAGTTCTTTCGGAAGCTTTGCCAGATCACGCAGTCTACGGAATACCATATTGTAATTCCATCGATCATATGGCTTACCCGTATTTTCATAGTAAACGATGTGATTGGTAGTATTGACCCGTCTTGTATTTTTAAGGCGTTCAATAAGCCAATCACTGGCCTCTGGCTCAACAGGGGTATCTGTCTTCTCCTGCACGAAAGCAAAACCATGCCCATCGTCAGGATAATAGTTGTCCCAAGTTAATTGCCGCATATCTCCTGGCCTCTGACACAGATCATAACAAAGCAGGACGAGAGTACCGATGCTTGAATAATTGTTTTCATCTGAAACTTTGATGATTTTTTCTACATCTTCAGGTGTCCAGAGAATGATCCTGTCTTTAAGCTTTTGTAGACCCATATTGCTGAAAGGGTTTTCTTTAGCTAACCCAAGACGATCACCAACTTTCCACAAACGACGAAGAACCTTACACGTATGATTTGCACGATGCATACTCACGTTTTGCTTCAGGTTTGAGTAAATCTTTTCGGCGTGTTGTACACTGACAGTGCTTACCAACATTTCATTCAGCGGTTTGGAATGCTGACCAACAGGCATATGCAGAACGCCATTTAATAACTGATTGTAAGTGCGCTTGCTATTATCTGAAAGCTTGTCCCAACTGTTTGTTTGCTTATACGCACTAACAAGCCCTGCAACTGAGTGTGAATTAACATACTCAATGCTTTTCTTATCCCGTCTATATTGATCAAAGTGAGTTGAAATTTCACTCGCACGACAAACTGCATCTGCACGATTAGGATATTGCTCATATACATATCCCAATGCATCACGCACCGCTTGTGAAGGGTTAACAGACCAGACCACCTGGCCTGACTTTAACACCTTTCGTTTCAAAAATCGTTGATGTGCCATATTGTATCCTCTTTCAGTTTAGCTAACTCATACCTACAAACGCCCCTTAACAAAGTCAATATAAATATTAATACTTGCACATAACAAACGAATCAGCTATGTATTTAGTTATAGATGGCTTCGTTGTGTTGTCATTTTTCATTTCCTCCCTCAACCCCTCAGAGTTTTACTTTCCTCTGGGGGGTTTTCTTTTAACGCCACCTAACAAAACACTTGACTTAAATTAGTTATGAGTTTTATAAAGGTCAGGCTAAACCAGAAAAGGGAATCAAAATGGAAAAAGTTAAAGTAGATAATCTCCAAGCAGGAATGCTTGTTGACTGTGAACATGACCCAATGAATGAGTATGAATACAGTTTGGTCATGGAAACAGAAAAAGAAAATTTCTCATGTACCTGTGTGTATTTTGACTTTGGCGCAGTAGGATATGCACCATCAGACGAAGTGAGGGTGCAGGTATGACAATTGAAACTTTTAACAAAACCAACTTGCAATCTGTACGGGCTGACATCGAAGCCGGGATTGCTTCTATCCAAAACACTCTGGATGATGTGGAACTGACCATAGGTAACTGTACCTATGGTGAAACCGAAGCCACCTTTAAACTTAAAGTTAAAATCAAGGGTGCTAAGTCCACGAAACAGATCATGCTGAAATCAATGGCAAAGCTGTTTAATTTGGATGTAGATAAGGTCTATATAATTGATAAAGAACCCTGCAAGCTGCATGGTTATAATACTAAAGCATCAAAAATGCCTTGGGAAGTCGCTGACACACAGGGTAATGTGTGTTACAAGCTTACCGACGATCAGGCCAAGCAGTGTTTTGGTGAAGGGGCTATGGTATGAGCAAAGAATATGATGCTGACATGAAAAAAGTAGAATACTATCAGCGCAAATTTGATGGTGCTTCGACACCAGTGCAGTCTGATATGTGGTGGTCAAAAATAGAGGACATTGGAAATAAGTGGAAAAATATAGAGGAAATGTCTAAGAAACTCTATAATTCGCCTGACTTTTTCATAAAATATTCAGCAGGAAAGCCTATCGCCTGTTACCCTTACGAAGCAGGATCAAGCTTCTATTCTATGGGTAAAGAAAAAGTATGTAATTCCACGCATGAAGCTCATAGAATATTGCGTGAAGTATCTGAAAGTCATGCTGCAGAAATTTACGAAGCGCAGCAGTGGGAGCAAGCAGATGCAGGATAAATTAACCGTATATACAAACAACCTTGTAAGCTTGAATGATAAATATGTGGGTCGGATTGACCGTGACAGCTATCTTACCGAATCCAAGCCGCATAAGCCTACAAACTTTTATCCTGGCACAATTGTTCCGCACAGTGGTTTTGATGTACCGCACGAAATCAAAGCAGCGCTTTATATTGGTGGCCCTGCAGACTGGAAGATCAATCCAGACTTCACTGCAGAGGTAAAAGCTATACTTTGTGATCCAAGTACCTATTTGAACGATCCAGAGGCTTGTGAAAGTCTTTAGCAGTAACCCACCACAATAAGAAACAAAAACAGCCCCTTTTTGAGGGGCTTTTTTACTCGCACGACAAGCAGTATATACTGCTACTTATATACCTTACCTACTATTTTATAGCCGTAGTTATCTAACTCAGGATGATGCGGCATGGCTACAGCTTTATCACTGACCATTACAACCGCTGCTTCTTTTATTCCACTATTTTGAACCATTTCACAAGCGTCTATTAGTGCTTCACCTATTTCTGCAGCGCATTCAGTATTCAATTTCATTTCATTACCACCGTGAACTAAATTTAAAAAATACTTGCACGACAAGCGTGTTATGACCGCATTAAAAGGATTAATACTGACTCTGTCAATGCATTAATTAAATAAAATTTTTACCAGAAAATTCAAAATGAAAATTCAATTAAAATTATTTTATTAGGTGGCGTTACTATTCACGAATCGATTCAAATCATTTATATTTTCCTGGCTAAACCTAGAAAAAGGAAAACCAGGAAATGAAATTACTGAACACAAACGCAAGCAATACCAAAATTTTGAAAAGCCAAACTGGCACTGATTTTGAAATTGCATCTTTATCAATGATGCCCGATCAAATTATATGTCCTGCGCAAATTATAGCGGAATGCAAAACCCCTTGCTTGGTTTCTGCAGGACGGGGGCAAATGCATACTGTAGCAAAATCCCGTCAATCTAAGACAGATTTTTGGCATTCAGATAGGGCGCAATTTCTGGAAATACTAAAAAAGGAAATTGCCGCATTTATAAGGAAATGTGAAAAGCGAAACAAACGGGCGGCGTTTCGACTCAATACAATTTCAGATATTGGTTGGGAAAAGTATGGCATTCCGCAACAATTCGAGAATGCCCTTTTTTATGACTATACAAAAATTGCGAGTCGATTAGGCAAAACGCCCGAAAACTATCAATTAATGTTTTCATATTCTGCAGCGCCAAAATACCAAAATCAGGTCAAACTTGCGCTAACAAAAGACAGACCAATTTCCGTAGTTTTCCGCTATGGAATGCCAAAAACATTTTTAGGCAAAACGGTTATAGACGGTGACAAAAGCGATCTGGTGAATTTGTATAGCCGAAACAAAATTATTGGCTTGCGACTAAAGGGCGGCAAATCAATTCAGAAAAGCAAGAGTCCGTTTATTGTGGATAATCCAGAACGGGAAATGATGCCAATAGCCGCTTGATCTATGGAAAAGCTTTACCAAGTAATTGGCTTTCTTGTGTTTTGGTTATGGCTTTTGGATTGGATATTCTAGTGCTTTAATAAAATGGCTTTACTAAAACACCGAATCACATTAACTAGGGGGCAGGGTAAAACTTGCCCCTTTAATTTTGCTAAACCTAAAAAAGGAGTCCAGAAATGGCTTTTGATCTAATCTACACAAGAAAAAATGATGCAACCGAATTAAGCCTAGATTCGGTAATTGATAATTGCCCTGCGGTTTTAACCAATTCACAAAGCCCAGAAACAACAGAGCGCTATGGCTTTGTTTCCACTTATGACGCAATGCAAGTTTTGGCAGATTATGGTTATAGACCGACTCAAGCAATACAACGCCCTAGTCGTAAGATATCGGGCAAACCATTTGCGGCGCATTTGATAGCATTTGCGCATGATAGCGATCTGCAAAACCCCTATTCTGACTCACGGTCTGAAGTGCTTTTATACAATAGTCACGATGGAAAATCCGCTTTGAATCTTTTAGCAGGGGCATTCCGTTTCGCTTGTTCAAATGGCTTGGTAGCAGGTGAAGGGTATCAAGCAAAAATGCGGCATAATCACAAGAACGCTGATCAATTTGACTCCTTGTTGCGTGATACAATTAAAACAATGCCAAAAATGCAGGAAAGCATTTTCCGAATGAGGCAAAAGGAAATTGATCAATCTCAAATTCTGGACTTTGTGCAAAATGCCGCAAGCTTGCGTTGGGAAATGCTACCAAAAGAAAAGCCAAGCGCAGAAAAGACTTTTGAGGGTGTGTATTCTACAAATGAAACCCTGCAAAATTTGGCAAGGATTCACCGCTCTGAGGATATAGGTTTAAGCGCTTGGAACATTTTTAACGTAGTGCAAGAAAACTTAATCAATGGCGGCGCTAATGTTCTGAGCTTCACAAAACGCCTAAACGAAAACGGGCGCATATTTGGCCTAGAACGCAAGGCAAAGGCGGTTAAAAGTCTAAGCGAAAACATTCGCATTAATCGCAGTTTGTGGGACTTAGCCGAATCCAAATTGTTAGCGGCATGAGTCTTTTAATCTTTCTAATGGGATTTTTAATTGTGGCGGCATTCTTTGCCGTTGCTATCGAAAGGAAATGAAATGACTCTTGATCAAATGGCAAAAGAATATGTCGAAACATTAAACCGCTCACAAAATGGTTTTTGTGGTGCAATTAGGCGATGGGATAAATGCGATGTTATTGCAGAATATGACTCCAATCTAAACATGACGCTGCAAGAATTATCCCAAAAATCAAAATGGGAAATTAGCGAATTAAAAGCTTTGCTTTTATATTAAACTCCAAAACCCCTAAAAACTAAAACAAGCCCCCAAAACGGGGGCTTTTTTATTGCGATAATAAAATTTGGCTTAATATGCGCAGCCTGGAATGGGGTTAAATGATTTTTATGACCTGATATAGCTTGGAAATTTACCCCTATTCAGTGGCGCTTATATTGGCGCTGTTAAGGTATTAACAAATAGGCACAAAAAAACCCCACTAAAAATAGCAGGGTTTTCTTTATTAGGATTTAAAGGGGTTTTATTCTGCAGCTAATGCCGTTTGATTGATATGATTGTGAACAAAAACCGCTTTGGCAAATCCCCTTGGTGTTGCCGATCTGATATTTTTGGTTTTCTCAGATTTACCGCCTAGCCTTTTGTGTTGCCGTGATGCCCCAAAGCTTTCACAATTAACGGGCATTTTTGGCGGCATCACAAAATTGCCGCTTGTCCATAGACAAGTCTTTTTTGAGTATGCATCGAAAGGGGCGATATAGTCAGGATATAAAGGATGCTTTGACTCACGTTGATTCAGATAACCGCCATATTCAAACGGATGAAAAGAATGATTAGGCTTGCGCCATAACGTTGATAAAACCGAAACGGGGNTTTCAATCATA